GATACAAAAATTTATGCCTACGAGTTTATACCTAGACACAAAAAAAGGAGGTCATTTAGACCTCCAAAATTAAATTAGTTTAACATTTGCCTGCAGATCCTTTTACATAAATGCTGATCGTCATCACATTCGATTAAACAGTTGAAATAATCGTTGATTAAATCTAATTCGTCATTACACTTATCAACGGTTTCCTCAAAGTGTTTCCATTCAGCAAGTTGATTGTAAGAAATTAGATTGTGCATAATATCCTCCATGCACTTGAATAACATAACAAAGAGAGTTTAGAATCATTTGTCTCACCTCGTATATTCTACCACTATCTATACAAAAATGTTCAAATTTATACATTTTCGCAATAAAAATTTATGCCTACGAGTTTATACCTAGACAAAAAAAGGCTCCCGAAGGAGCCCAGAGAAGATTCGGAGAGTGAATCACATGAGGTTGGTGACTTTGACTCTTCTGTAGTAGCGGTTTGCGCTATGGCGGAGAGCGCCAGAACCTTGATCGGTTCCTTCAGCGAATGGGTTAGCAACCATTCCGTAACGAGTCTTGAAGCCAATCTTAGGCTGGAAGGTGTCCTGACCAACGGCACGAACCATTTGGAGAGGAACATAAGGGCAGTAGAAGAGACCAGCATCATAAGGGTTGGTTCCCTTATAACCGATAACGTAGTACTGATCAGCAGATACGTTAGCAGAATATGGATCGATGTAGACTCTGTACTTACCGTTGATAACACCAGCGAAGGTGTTACCAGTGTCATCAACATTAAGACCAACGTTGAGGGCAGGGGTGTAATCAAGAACACCAGCCATGGTTAGGGCGGAAGCAACGTCTGCGGAGCAGATGATGGTGTTGCCCTTTCCTCTACGAGTTCTTTGTGCGATAGCGTTAGCATCACGCTCTAGTTGGAAGAGAAGACCTTTGAACTTCTCAACCGACCAACGACCGTTGGAGTCAACGTCGAGGTCAAATACACCAGCGGTAGCAGTGTTGGTTTGAGCACCAGCTTCAGCGATCTTGTAGATGGTTCTAACAACTTCTCTGTTGATCTCAGCAAGGATCTCAGTCGAGAGGATGTTAGCAAGCTCAGCTTCAGCATCAAGACCATGGATAGCCTTGAGGTCTTGTGCAAGCTCCAAGCTGTACTCAGCCTTGAGTGCTCTGGACTTAGCAGCAACGGTGACCTTCTCGATCGAGAATGACATCTCGTTGAAGTGGTTGCCAGCAGCGTCGCCAAGAGCCTCAGCCTCAGCGTTGCCCATGCCGCCACCTACGTTGTAGCTGGTTGAACCAACGCCAACAGGGGAGTCATTGAGGATAGAAGGATTGCTGCCACGCTGAGAGGTAGTACCAACACCAGCGTTAGCATCAGCGAAGCCAGCAGAAAGTGAAAGACCACTGTTCTGACCAGAGAATGCAGAATCGGCTTCGTTGAAGAAAGCTTCGGTTCCAGACTGGTTGGTGTAACGGGTTCTCATCGCAAAGATGAGTCCAGTTGGGCCAGTCATAGGCTGAACGCCACAGATATCATAAGCGATAAGCTGAGGCATTGAACGGCGGATGAGGCTGATTAGAACGGGGTCAAAACCAGCAACAGGGCCTGTAGCAGTAGCAGCACCAGTGAAGCCACTAGCACCAGCTGAGTTGGTTGGGCTAGCCTCGGTGAGCATACGCTCTTGACGGAGGAAGTTCTCCTGGTTTTCTAGCAAGATAGCGGTGACGCTCTTCTTGTAGGAATCGGTGATAGCACCGATGCCGTCAGCGTTTAGAAGAGGAGCCCACTTCTCTTGCAAATGTTGTGAATTGTACATTTGCGGATTTCTCCTGTCTTGGGAAAAGTGTGGTTAAAAATTTATAATCTAATTAATATCACTTAGAGAATTTTGTAACTGCTCTCAAATAAGCACTCATTGATTCGGAAACAACTTCCGACTCTGTGCCGAGCATTTCTTCATCTTCTCTTTCTGGAGTAACTGGATTTCTAGGGAAGTATGACTCCCTTAGTGCTTCCAGCTTCTCACGATAGTCTTCCTCACTTACGAACTCAACACTTTCAGCAAGACCTGCGAGTTTGCTCTTCTGGGTCTCAGCGAGACCTCTAGAGACATCATAGAGAATTCCATCTGATACGGATTCGCTAAGTCTTTGGTTTAACTGAATATTTCTTTCGATTTGCTCGTTGAGTCTTGATTCCATATCATCAAGCTTGTTGACCATATTCTCAAGCACATCATATTTCTCTTCAGGGATTGATACATAATGCTCTTCAAAAAGACCCTTAAGGCCCGTCATAAATGACTCAGAAAGCTGAGCCTTAATGCCAGTTTCGACCTGAAGAGCATTCTCTTCAAGCCACTCACCAGCAACATACTCTAGGTATGAATCAACTCTCTCGGTTAGTTCTGCTTCAATAGCAGCAACATTTTCCTCAAGAGCTTCTTCATAACGCTTCTCGATAACTTCAGAAGCTTCGGCTACTTTAGCCTTTAGAGCAGCCTCGAATACGAGAGCAGCTCTTTCTTTGAATTCTTCGGAGAGATCTTCTTCACCAAAAATGGCTTTGATATCTTCAGCTACATCGAATTCTAGTTCTTCGGAAGTCTCTTCCTCAGTAACTTCTTCTTCCGCAACTACTTCAGTGGTCTCTTCTTCAGCTTCAGCAACTACTTCCTGATCTTCTTCTACTTCGACTTCTTCTGCTCTTGCAGCTTTAGCATTGACGACATCTCTCACAGTTTTAACTGGAGCAGATGCGTACTTTGCAGAGTCGTCAGTAGGACGATAGTTATCAGGTGTAGGGCCTCCGAGATCTGTAATAGATTGACCAGGAGTAGCAGCAACAAACTCACCGCTAGAAGGCATAGCTTCAGCAGGCTTAGCGCCAGCGTTGACGGCAGTCTTAGATTGCTTGGCTTGTGACTTTAGTTCCATTTCTTGTAAATTACCAGCAGACATTGTACTCTCCGAATAAAATTGTTATCTTTATTCTAATATTTATTTATAAATTATAGATTTCTCAAGTATTGATCGAAGATCTTAAGTAGTTTTTCTTCGCGGACTTGTTTATCTACAGAGGGTGTTAATGAATTAATTTGTTGCAAAGTTTTCTCTGCAAGAATTCCATTATTCCAAACCCACTCTTTACCTTCCATAATACCTTGAACAAATGCATCAGGCGCGGAAGGATCGGCAACGATATCAGCAGCAGTTGAAAGCATGAAGTCATCGCCAACATACTTAACACCATTGCGCTCAACTAGAGAACCAACTCCTCTAGAAGAAACACCAAGTTTTACTCCCTCATCGAGAAGAGACTTGGCAATGTTACCCATTGGGGTATCAAGAATTTTTGCCTTACCCATAAAATTATTACCCTCAGCTTTGAGGCTAGTAATCATATGAGATGCTCTATCTAGGTTAACTGAAGGGCCTTCTGGATGACCGAGTTCTCCTAGTGCTCTTCCCTGTGAGATAAACTTGTCAGTGTATTTCTTGACTTCTCTTTCCAAAATTGGGAAAGGATAGCAGCGTCCATTACGGTTAGTAACTTCAGCTTGCAAGAAAGGCCCTGAAATGTAAAGACTTTTCTTTCCGTTCTTCTCTTCGGTAAGAACTTCGATGCTTTCGATTTGCTCTGTAATTAGTTTCATTTGCTTAATTGGTAAATCCGATCTTTACTACTGATACATCACCACCAAGAACATGAATCAAATCAGAACCTCTCTTCTCAATTACTTCAGTGGTATTGTTCAACATTGTCATGGTAGCAAATCCAACAAAACCTGCAGTTTGCAAACCGACAACAACACTTCCACCAGATTCATTGGTAACTCTTACTAGAGTTGCACTATCTACTGTGCTGCTATTTCCAATACCAGCAGCTAGGGTAGCTTCATTGTTTTTTAGATTTAGTCTATACATCTTGTTCCTCTGGTTCCTCTACTGCAGGGTCAAACATTTGTGCGCCAATAATAGGCTTCAAGTCATCAATCATTGATGCACTTCTTTGAAATAGCAATTGCTTAACAGCGTCAGTTACATCCGCTGCGGGAGCATCGGACATTACCATGCCAATAAATTCAGACGATTCCATAAAACACTAATAAAATCTTTTATTATTTATAGTTTGTCCGCTTCTTGACCTTTTACGTTGTTCGCTTTTTCGCTTGGTTGCGGATCTTTTCCATTCTTACCTAGACCAATTTCAAGATCTTTGGTATTCTGATTTTGAGTTTTCTTAACAAGATCAGAACCAACCTTCTGAACAAAGTCCATAGGTCTTCCAGTATTAGGATCGATCTGTGGAGTTGGAGGTTGAATGACTCCGCTATTGAGTTCATTAGCAATCTCAAAGTCGATATTGATCATATCTTCTTCGGTCTGACGTAAGATCTTTCTTCTTACATACTCATTAGAATAATACTTACCAACATAAGGTTCAATTTGCTGTAGAAGAGAAAGTCTCTCATTCATTAACTCAGTTTCTTTGAGTTCAGCAAAATGATTGTCGTAAATGTAATCGTATTGAATATGATCACTCATGTACTCCCAATCTTGAGGAGTAATGATGTTCTTGAGAATAAGTTGTGTCTTTAGAAGATCGTGGAAAACATTACTAAATCTCTTTCTAAGTCTTCCAACAAATCTAGAGAACATAATCTCGTCTCTTAGAATCTCAGAAGAACGACCAAGATTAAAACCACCATCAGCAGCGATTCTTGATTCAGGGATTCCTAAAGATCTGTAAAGTTTCTTCTGGAAATACTCAATGTCAGAAAGTTCTCCAAGGTTTTGACCACCAGGAAGTGTAGTGATTTCAGTTCCTCTACCACCCTCACGACGAGGTAGCCAGAAGTCTTCCATCATGCTGGTAAACTTCTTATCATCACGGACTTCACCAGTGTTAGCATCATAAACCAGCTTATTTCTGTAGCGTGACATAACATCACGCAAATACTGCTCTGCCTTAATTTTAGGAAGATTGCCAACATCGATGTAGAAAATTCTACGCTCAGGGGCACGGGACAGTCTGTAGATAACAAGTGAATCCTCAATCATTCTGAGTTGATTGAGTGACTTGATTGCTTTATGCAGATAAGACAGTACAGTCATCTTGTTACGATCAACAAGACCAGAAGTGACGTAAGTTACAGCATCTTTTGCAAGTTTTACGCCTTTACCGTAACCACTGGAACCGCCAACCTGTCCTTGAGACTTGGGAGTATAAACAAAATATTCCTCAATATCAGGGAAGTTTATTTTATCTAAAGCATTTGCACCAGTTACGTTTGCAATTGCCAGCTGGGTGTTATCTTTCTTTTTGACTTCGCGGACAAACTTGATCTTTAAAGAATCAATATATCTCAGATCTTGAATACCATTTTGGGGGTTGTCAAGATCAATAACTTTGTGGTAATATATTCTACCATCTACATACCAGTTACGGAAAATTTCATGAGCCTTCTTATCGAAGTCCATGAGTTCTTTAATATACTGAAACTCCTCTCGAATAATTCCTTTGATCTGCTCAGGAACGTTGAGATTAGATAGATCAATTTCTACAGGAGAATCATTAAGATCTGAAACAATAGCTTCGTTTACAACATCCTCAATAGCTTTATCAGCTTCTGGGTGAAGAGACATCTCACGATATCTCTTTACCAGATCATATTCAGTTTTATAGACTCCTTCAATATCTACATACTGACCATAAAAGCCCGAAGAAATAAAATAGTCAACCCCGTCCTCGTTGTTTGGAGGAACAGGGGAGACTTGCTTCTTGGGCTTTTTATATCCGTCGTCAATTGAAAAACCAAAAAGAGCCATTACGTTTTGAAGTTAACTTTTATCTATTTATTATCTAACTTCAACGCCATTTGCGCCATTATAAGCTTCCCACCATTGAACTTGGAAATCAACCTGGAATTCTTCAATTTGACTATTAGCATCATAAGAAAGAGCAATACCAGAGATTGAAGTTGGGAAGATGCCGTGGAAGTTGTAGTATCTTAGGATAGGTACATTTCCAGAACTAGCAACTGCACTTGTTGTAGGTGCTCTACCAAGTTGATAAACCTTACCATCTACTTGATAAGCAGAAGGGTCAGTTTGACCAGAGTTATCAGAAACTCTATTGATGTAGTTCATCCATCTTTCAAAGGAGTTTCTTAGAGCGAAATCAGTATCGTTGATAACGGTAACTGACCAAGGCTCGAAGGTTCTATCTCCAGCGATCTGGAGAGTTCTACCTCTGAAAGGAACTGGGATTGGGGTGATGGTTGAAGCAGGTAGTGAAGCTGCTTTTACAAGGAATCTAACCTTGTCGTTGATCTGGGATTCGTTAACTCCAGAAGGAAGAGCTGCTTGTGGGAAAGGAATTTCAACCTCAAATAGGTTTGGTCTAACGCCACCACCTGCTAGTCTTCCTTTGAAGTTATCTAGAAATCTTCCGTCAGATCCTGAATTTGGGATTTGTTGAATAGAAGGCATTGTTCTTTAACTCCGTTATTGTACTATTATTTAAATCAAACTCTTCCAACTACTTCTTCAAAGCTGATACCAGTTCTGGTAGCAACGAAGGTGAGTCCGATGAAGTTAATGCTGCGAGCAGGCTTGACATAGATGTCAGCTCTAAACTCGTTAGCATCAATAACATCTGGGGTGTTGTTGGTCTCATCACAGATTAGTCTGTAATCGAGAATTCCTCTCTTAGCAACTACATCACGGAGGTATGGCTCAACGATATTTACAAAGTTGGATCTTGTAATGGTATCGTTGAATTCAAAGAGTTGATCTCTAGCAGCTCTTTCAATAGCACCTTCGATAGTTAGGAACAACATTCTAACGTTGATTCTATCAAACGCAGATGCATATGATAGACCAGTCTTATCACCAAAGAGAATGATTCCAGCGCCAGGGGAGTATACAACAGGGTTGATTCTCTTGACGTAGAGTAGATCTCTTTGTGCTTGTGTTGGGTTGAACGCTAGTTTGACAGCGTTGTTGATAACACCTCTTCTAGAACCAGCAGGTGAGAACCATGGGAAGTCAGTGATGACGGTTCTGCAGAGGCAACCAGCGATATCTGCGTTTAGTGGTAGATATCTAAACTTATTGTTGAATCTGTCGTACTGATACTTGTAACCACTATCAAAGATTGCGAATGAAGAAGATGTGATTGCGTCGTAGAAGTTGATTAGATTATCGGTTTGTGTCTGAGCGTTTGCTACATCTACAACTGCACCTCTGTGAGGTGAAATTAGTGCAACACAATCCTTTCTGTTCTCAGCGATGTTGATTAGCTGATTAGCTTTTGCTTGGGTGGTTAGCTTATCGCCAAATCCAGGACCCATGATTAGATAATTAACTGGATACTCCTTAACGGCTTCAAAGATCTTGTAGCCATTCATTACATCGCCAAGAGTTACGTTGTATCTTGGATCGGTGTAAGCTGAGGAGATGCCAGAAGAACCGTAAGTGTTACCACCTAGTAGGGTGTAGGTCTTAGCACCAGCAGCGTTGAAAGTTACGCCTTGAGCTTTCTGACCCCATGAACCACCAGTGGTTCCACCGAAACCAGTTGCAGCGCCAGCAGGAGCAGCACCTGCATAGATGTATGCAGAACCATCAGCGATGTAGTCCTTATAGTAGATTGGCTGACCAGTAGCTAGTTGACCATCAGAAGCCTTGGAAAGACCGAGGTGCTTCTCTAGGATGTTTCCAGCGATTCCAGTTACAGATCCAGTATCATCAACAACGACAACGTGGATTTCATCGTTCTTAGCACTTCTTGCATTAGCATAGGTTGAAGTGCCAGGCTTAGGAGCGATTGAGTTCCAGTATAGAGTTGAGTTGGTTAAACCTAAAGTTTGGTTGTTGTACCAATCGAGTGCCGTAGCGCCTGCAGTTCCAGTGGTTCCAATACCAATGAAGTTTCCGCTTGGAGTTGCGCTTGAGTTGAATGCGTATAGGTCAGGAGTATAAACAACTGCAGTCTCTACAGAATCTGCATCGTTAATAACACCAGTAACTTTAACATCAACATAGGTCATTCCAATGCCAGTTACGACACCTTTCAAATAACCAGAGAAGGATGAAGTTGTTCCTACACCAGCAACTGTAAACGTACCGCTTTGGGTAACAGCAGCACCAACAGCAACGGCAGAATAAGTTTGAACTGTAGAAGTTCCTCTGCTAAACGTTAGAGTGGTGGTTGCTGCACCAGGAGCTGCTGATGGAAGTGATAGATAAACAGTTCCAACACCGATTGAGAGGATAGTTGTTCCAGCACCGATGTAAGTACCAGATACTCTATCATTTAGTGCAAGACCAGTGGTATCAACGCCAACACTAGCATCAAATGCTTCACTAAAAGTACCTGCGGTAGTTGCAATTCCAGTAAGTACGGTTGTAGTTGAAGTGCTTACTCCAGTGGTAACTCCGAGTAGTCTTTGATCAGCAAAAGCGTCGATTACGCAAACCTTAAGGTTGTTTGCCCAAACACCAGGATCCTTGGCGGCATAATACCAACCAGAAGCTTCTGTGTAGTTTGAAGTGTAGTCTTCGTAGTTCTTGATCTTTACGGTGGTGGAACCAATTCCAGCCATCGTTGGTGCGTTAGCGTTGTTCAGATTTGCACCATCTGCTCTTACAGTGCGTAGAACACCACCATAAGATAGGTAGTTAGATGCACTGTACCAATATTCGTACTGATTATCGTTCTCTGCTGGCTTACCAAAAACATTAACAAGATCTTTCTCATTCTCAATCAAAACTGCCTGCTCAACTGGGCCTCTTTCAAAAGGTCCAACAATAGCACCAGTCAATTGGCTAACAGAATCAACCCTGCCAACGGTTAAATCGACTTCCCTAACCTTAATTCCAGGTGAAACTAAACCTAAAGCCATTTGGATTCCTCTAGTAGTTCTTCATTTCTCTAAGATTATTTATTAAAATGTCGTTTTCAAATGGGGAAACAATGCACGAACAACCTACCAGTCAGGATATTCCCACTTACCAATATCTTTCCCCAATCTACTTGAAGTGATTCTTTTTATTGTGCAGCTTTTACATTCATAAGAATATGAAGATGGTATAAAACCTCGACTCTTCCTAATTAAATAAAAATCTTCTATTAAACTTTTAGTTTCACCACATGATCTACACTTTCTATCTACAAATAAAAGATGTTCTAAATTTATTTGCGTACCGATATCCATTATCGATAGTCCCACATGTATGAGCGATCTCCATACTCATCAGTGTTCCAAGTTTCTTGCCACATACGCTGTTCTTTATCACTAGCAATCAGCCATCTATCACCAGTTTGTTTATCTACAAAACCATCGAACTCTTCCAAGCCGTCCATAATAAATCCAAATGGAGCCATGTCTTGCTCAATCTGGTTCTTTTGCTCTTCATAAATTCTTTTACGAACGTCATTGTCCGTCATCTCCTTGAAGTAGGGTTGAACAACTAGCCATGCAAAAATAACCATGCACATTGCAAGGTCGTCATTACATCCTTCTTCAGCTTCAAAGGATTGATTTCTTTGAATAAATGTGGTAAGCTCACTAATGATATCGTAGTCTGAGAAGATTAATTTATCATCCTCAATCATAGTTTTTAAATTTGAACAGCCAACTTTTTTAACTGTTTTACTCATTTTGAGTCCCAATTGAGACTTGCTTCCTGAGAAACCTTGTCCAACTAATTGACCCGCTCTACCTCTCATAGCAACCATCAGAAGGTTCTCATATTCCAAATCAAACTGAATAATTGATGCTACTTGATCACCAATATCATTAATTTCAACTAGAACATATGCTTTATTGTATGCCGTTGCAAACTGTTCAATGATGTTTGGGAACAACATTGGTTTAATCTCATTGTTCCTATACTTTGCTACAATTTTGTAGGGGAAATTTGTAATGTCAAAAACAACAAATGCTGAATAGTCGTGAGAAACTCCTCGTGCAACGTCAACGGTTAAAATGTAATTATGATCTTCAATTGGATCTTCGTATACATCTAAACCTTTATGGGACTTTATAGGATCCTCATATACGAGTGCCTTAAGTTTTGCAGCAGAAATTAGAGTATCAACCGATCCTAAGAATTCGCACTCAAATTCTTGTGCGAATTGCTGCTCTGATGTGTTTGCAATAGTCTGTTCTTTCCAGACAGCATCTCTACCTGGAACTTCCGCCCAATGAACGTCTGTAGTTACATATTGATTTTTACCTCTCTCAGCATCATGCCACAACCTGTAGAAGTGATTCATACCCTTGGGGGTAGAAACAATAATAACCTTCGTAGATTTACCAGATGAAATAGTAGGATATACAGAACTGAAGAAGTCGTCTGCAATGTGGTTTGGAATGAACGCAAATTCGTCCAAGAAGATGATGTTGAACGACATGCCTCGAACAGCAGATGCAGATGTCGATGCAGCGATAATCTTAGATCCGTTCTCTAACGTTAAGCTACCTTTGTTCCAGGCAATGATACCCTGCTGCATCCACCTGGGAAGGTTCTCATAGGCTGTCTGAAGCCTCTCTAACAGCTCTCTAGCGGTTGATGCCTTGTTTGCAAGGATACCGATGTTTACGTTGTCATTAAAGACCGCATAGTGAAGTAGATAAGATACAACAGTAGTAGACTTACCAGTCTGACGAGGCATCTTACAAATATTAAATCTATTTCCATGGAAGTTTTTAATTAACTTCTCTTGGAAATCATACATTTTGAAAGGTATCAAACCCTGGTCAACGTTTACAATTTTTACATGGTTTCTTGCAAAGTATACTGGATCTTCTTTACACTTCATGAATTCGACAATTTGATCTTTTGTGAATTCAATCGGTGTATTTGCTTTTTTTAGATTAGGATTACCAAGATAAATGCTATCACTCATAAAAAATTACCTTTGTTCAATCCAGTTAAGTACCGCAAGTGCTGCTTTGTTGGTGTTGGGAGATGCACAAGCAAGAGTATAAGTATCGCTGATTGTACCAATACCAGTTCTTCCAAGTTGCAGTGCTGCTTTATCA